TACCGATACATGATATTACAAATAATATCATAATTAATGCAGTTACAATTTCTTTCCAATAAATTACAATTACAGGAAGTAATATCAAACCCAATGCTATTTTAATATTTCGTTTTGTCATTTAACATTTCACGGAAATATTGTACCGTATCATATAGCCCATTGTCAAGTATTTTTTTGGGCTTCCAATTCAATGACATAGCGAGTCCAATATCAGGTCTGCGCTGTTTAGGATCATCTTGTGGTAGCGGTTGAAATGTAATTTTAGATTTTGAGTGTGTAATTCTAATAATCTTTTGAGCCAACTCGAGCATTGTAAATTCTTGAGGATTACCAATGTTCACAGGAGTTGAAATATTAGAATTGAAAACAGCTAACATGCCTTCAATGTTATCGTCTACATAACAGAAGCTTCTTGTTTGAGAACCATCACCGTAGATTGTGATGTCTTGACCTCTTAGTGCTTGTACAATAAAATTGCTTACGACACGACCATCGTCAACAGACATATTAGGACCGTAAGTGTTAAATATGCGGATAATACGAGTATCAACATTGTGAATGCGTTTATAATCATAGAAAAGAGCTTCAGCGGCACGTTTACCCTCGTCGTAGCAAGCCCTCGGACCATAGCTGTTAACGTGTCCCACATAGTGCTCATGTTGTGGGCTAATCTCGGGATCACCATATACTTCGGAAGTAGACGCTTGGAGAATTTTACTGCCATGATTTAATGCCAATTGTAGTAAATTGTTTGTTCCCACTACACAGGTGAGGGTGGTTTGGATTGGAATGTTTTGATAATGGATTGGACTAGCTGGACAAGCAAGATTAAAAATCCCATCGAAATAATGGTCGCGGAATAAACGAACAATGCCAGTGTCGTTAATATCACGATTGACATAACTGAAATTGCTGTTTCTAAAAAACGATTCAATGTTTCTAATATTACCTGTACACAGGTTGTCAACAACTGTAACATCATTACCTTCATCCAATAATCGTTTAGTTAAATGAGATCCCAAAAAGCCAGCACCACCAGCCACGAGATAATGATTTTTCATACAGCCTCTGCAGTTCTCGGTGTTTTTACTTTGCCAGCTTTTAGAGCTTCAGCAAATTTACCCTTGAATATTTTATCCATCATTTCTTCAGATTTTTTACACTTCTTGACGATCAACCCTTCTTGATTGACGCGAACAAGACCCTTTACATAATTCTTCATATCGCCAATAATCGCTTCAAATACTTCGGCTTCATCATCCTTATATAGTACAATTTGATACATATATCCGAGTTCATGCTTATAAAAATCTCTGGACAAGTCATCATTTAATTTCATAATATTAAAGTCCCAAGCGATTTGATCTTCGTTGGTTTTTTCTTCATCGATACTAAATGAAATACCATCAACATCATCTTCTTTTATTTGAAGCTCTCTAATGTGGTTTAATTTACTGCCCATGAACGACTCCTTTTTGATTGATTTTATCGTAACCAAACTTGGCAATATAAAAACTATCTACAATGTCAGTCACTGGACTCCCAAGAGTCAAATTCTTATTCAATAACATACTATAATTTTCTCCAGTCTCATTACAAAATTGCTCATACATTTTGGCTTTATCAGCATTACCCTTACCTGTAGCGAATTTCTTCACTGTAGTCGGAGCAACTGTCTCAAATTTATATCCGACTTCCCAAAACTTATATTTCAGTAAGCCAGCATTTTCTGCGATATGGAAAACTTTACCTGTAGAACCAAATGAGTAATCTTCAATAAAGATATTTGGAACACCTTTATCAAGAGGAATCTTATTCAAGAAATATTCAGCGATGTTATCATATCGCTCTTGTTCTGAATAGTATTCTTTGTGGAGTGCTCCGATTGCGTTTTTGAATGTTCCAACTAACTTACTGCTAGAAGTCAAATAATAGAAAATACATTTATTGATATTAGGCTCTGCCATCACGCACATGGCAGGAGAAGTCAATGAATAATCTATTCCGATTACCATGACTCTTCGAGTTCTTCTTCATCTTCTTCATAATCATCATCCTGTTCAGGGATTTCATCCCCACAGAATGGGCAGTAATCAGGATCACCTTCAACATTACCAACTAAAAATTCTACTGCATATTGGGATTCACAATTAGGGCAAGATATTTGTACATATGGATCGTCAGTCATCATCATTCCTTTATAAACATATAATCCTCTATTGGAATGACGTCTCGATCAGAGCATTTCAAACGATCAATGGTTTCTCTATCCACTAAGTCTGGATGAACCCACCAATCTTCAAATGGAGCTGCTTCTGTAGGCGAAACGTTTCCAACAACTAATTCGTATCCTAACGATCTTAGATATTTTCTAGATTTATCACGATACGTTCCTGTCATGTCTATATAGTAATCGTGCTCATAGGTGATGACAGCGAACTTATAGTTGTCGAATGGAATCGCCAACAATGCCTCAAAAGTGACATTGGGTGGTTCTATATCTAATTGCAAATAATCCACAACACCATTAACAGCTAAATTCTTAAGAATAGAATTATAGTCTGCAGTTGTTGCGTCTTGTTTTAATACTTTGTTTCTTCTCTCCGCATTGTACTGGTTTACAAAATCTTCTCTAATCTCAAACCCAATACCAGTCCACCCAAGTTTTTCTAATAGAGCGGTATTGTTACCATAAAATGGTCTTGCGCTACCGACTTCAACATATGTTCCATTTGTTTTACCGTTCAGACACTGTAATACAAACATATCTTGAAATACTTGAGAATAATTATATTCTATTTCATCTGATTTGTCAAATTTGTTTCTTAATTTAGAATGTTGAGACTTAACATATGGTCTTTTAGAGACATCTTCTGGCCCAGAACCCAAATTCATAAGATTGTTTTGAACGATGGTTTTATGCATATCGCTCATGACATCTTTGTAATTACTTTTCAATTGTAAGAATAACTTTCTGGCTTCCATACCTTTTCCCCAATACCATGAGGAAACGGCTTTCTCAAAAATAAGTCCATATTGACCTGGATAATCTACAGGATAAGGTAAAGGCTCAGAGTCTTCAATTACACCAAGAGCAATCTGAGCATAAACATAAGAGTCGACATGCTCGCTTTTTATTTCATACATTCTGCTGAGCATAAAGTATGCTTCTGGTCTTTTAGGAAGTAAACAGATTGCGTGTTTTAATAAAATGCTAACTGTGTGACTTCTATACCCTTGTTTTTCAAAACAAGTGGCGCATCTTAATAAGCAAACATATTGCATTAAAACGTCTTCATATCTTTCAGCCGCTCGCATATAGAATGTGTAAGCTGATGCAGTCTGCCCAATAGAATCATATTCACAGGCTAATTTAAAATTCTTTTCTGGATCTTCAGGATTAGTTACATAATCCTTGATTAATGATGTTAGTTTATCCATTGATATAGTCCACAATAAATTTCATTGGCGCTTTTAGAACATAAGCAGCGTTATCTTGAACACCGAATGTGATTAATATATCACCATTATATTCTGTCATTCCTGCGCAGAATTCTATTTTAGAATCCATAAACGAAAACGGCTCACCGTATTTTACAATATTCCAATCTTTATCCCAAACAATGAAACAATGACGATAGATTGCATTCTTGTTTCCTTGTTCGCTCTTATACAAATAAGTTGTGTGTGTTAAGCAAACACGATATTCACCAACAGTAATAACATGTGAACCACCTCTATAGTCGTAAGGTCTTTGATATGCTGGACCAACATAAACCTGTTCGCATGTTCTATTTACTGGATCGACTTTAACAACTTCGGTGGGATTAGACCATTTAACAAAATGATATGGCATGTCAACGACAGGCATCCAGTTTTTCTCACAGTAACTGGTATCATCCCCTGGAGCAGGAATTCTAAATCTAGAAATCTCAACGCCATCCTCAGTTAGTTCAGAGAGTTCCATTCTGCCTTGACCATTTGTAGTTGTATCTCTACGAACACCACAAATGTACAGTTTACCATCCCAACGAATAGTTCTACCGTCTTCTAGTCCCTTGAAATCCCAAATTGGTGGAGTGTCCAGTTTAGAAGTGTTAACTTTATTAAACTTTTTAATCAGAAGATCATCACCAATCTCGCAAAGATAATTGGTTGTTGTTAGGCTAATATCATTCTCAGGGTTCATGTATGATAATGGACCCCACTGATGTTCAAACTTGCCTAATTCAGAGTGATAGATTGTGACTTGACAATGGCGAATGTTACAGAGTAACTTACCATTGTCGTTATAGATTGATGGATTGAAGATTCCTGTACCGTTGGTCAGTTCAGAGGGAATAATCAATGGCGCAATATCACCGCCAGCATCTAGCACTTGCTTAACGAAATTACTCACTATATTCCTCAGTAATAAATGACATCAATTTACTTTCAGTCATTGAACCAACATTGCGCTTGATTTCAAAACCTTCTTCGTTCACCAATACAAACATTGGAATGGTTCTGACGCCATACTTTGCGACTAAGTCTTGATTGTGTTCTTCATCAATATCGATGTTTTCAACAGGAACGGTAATCATGTCTCCCATTCTTTCCATCAACTTTGTCATTTGTTTACAAGGACCACACCAGTCTGCGTAGAATTTTAATAGTTTCATTATAAGCACCTTTCGTTAATTACGTTCCAGTCGATAATGTCCCAAATGTTCTTTAGATAGCTTTTCTTATCTGCTTGATAGTCTAATGCCCATGCATGCTCCCACCAGTCAATAAGAAGTACAATCTTCATATCATCATCGTATTCATGATTATGAATTGTATGAATGTTCATCTTATAATCGAGATAAACCCAACCGCTTCCTTGGATAGCCATTGCTTCTTTTTCGAAAGCATCTTTCAATCCATCTAAACTCCCATACTTGCGATTGACTTTCGCTTTAATAATTTTACCATATTGAGATGAATATGGTTTAGTGAATTGTTCAAAGAAGATATTATGAAGCATTGCGCCACCATAATTAAAATCAGGATCCCCTTCACCTTTATTATATCGCTCAAAGTATTTTGAAGCAAGTCCAATAAAATGATAGTTGATTGTAGCTTCGCTCATTATTGGGCTTAAATAACTCTTAGGGAAGTTTAAAGATTTCTGATAAATCTTCTCACGATTCTCGTTTAAAAATTGATTAAATTTCATTTCTTTGCCTTTAAGTTGACGTCATAATCGTACTTATCATCATCAGAAAGAACCCACTTGTCTTTGTCTTCAACAGTCCAATTATGTGTGTTTAAGAATCTTTGAATTACCATTTGTCCAGGTTTTGTCACAAACGATGGATCAAACACTTTAACTCTGTTATTCGGTTGAATCGCATAGTTACCATTATCAAGTTTAATCAAGTGTCCACATTTATGCTGACCTGGAACTTCACTGAAACTTAAGTCTGCTATGTTTTTATCTTCCGCTGCCCAGTCAAATGTCATTACATAAGTTCCGCTAACAGTTTCTTTGCTTCTGTTAACATATGACATCTTTTTGCCAATTAGCATATCAAACTGAGTCACAGAGGGATAGTATGAGAAACTATCCCACAATACTAACTGGTGCAGTTCGTCCATTGGTACATCAGGAACAGAACTAAAAGCATGTATCGGCATCTTCCACCAAATCCCACCATCTTCCATAAGGAAGTTGAATAGAGGAACTTTATGTGGAATAGATGTCATAGCAAAAATTACACAAGGAAAAAAAACATCTTTTCCCTCCTCAAACTCTTTTCTATTTTGTAGAAAATTAGATCTCACATAACATTCAATCGGAGGGATATTCACATTTAAATATGCCACAGTATTTTATCCTTTTGCCCAAACTTCTTCCCAAGTTCCAGTCAATGCACCTTTCGCATAATCCGTTGCACGATTTTCAAAGAAATTAGTATGCGTTGGAGCATTGATCATTTCTTCAACCCATGGCAATGGATTCTTCTTAACTTTAAAAATGCCCTTCATACCCATGCTAATCAAACGTCGATCAGCAATATAACGAATGTATTGTTTTACTTGTTCAGCTGACAATTCTTTCATTGGTCCCATGCTAAAAGCAAGATCAATAAACTTGTCTTCTAATTCTACCATTTTCTCAGCGATAGAGTAGATATTCTTTTTCAATTCATCATTCCAAACTTCTTTATTTTCTTCAATGTATGTGCGGAACAACTTGATCATTGATTCACAGTGCATTGTTTCATCAACAATAGACCATGTAACAATTTGACCCATACCTTTCATTAGACCATGACGTGGGAAGTTTAATAACATAATGAAAGAACTAAACAACTGTAAACCTTCTGTAAATGCTGAGAACAATGCGATGTTTTCAGCAACTGAGGCAGTATTGATTAGACCATTTGATCTGTTTAGGATATAGTCATGTTTGTCTTTCATTTCTTGATACTGCAAGAACTCATTATAAGTTGAGTCAGGCATTCCCAATGTCTC